AAAGAATGTGTCATTTACTCTATCCGAATCTATGATTTATCGTATTCCTGAAAAAGATATTGCATTCTTTTGGTGTGTTTTACCACCTAAGATGGATACGACTGAATTGTTCATGCGTTACCCTGCTCCAGGATTGGTGTGCAATGGTTTTTATGTGCACCATCGCTTTGGTAAGTTTGCTGAAATCAATGATGTTGAAGCAATTCGTATGGAGGAAAGGATGATTCCGCAACCTGTGAACCGTACAATGTCAGTGTGCACATCAAGCCCCAAGACTCCTACTATTTTCGGAGATTGTGGATCGCCTCTTATTGGTATGACTCAATTAGGGCCAGTTATTCTTGGTATGCACCAGACTTTGACAGGTCGTCGAACTGGAGCTAATCAAGTTTTGGCTCAGGATGTTGACAATGCCATTATGTTTTTTGGTGCACAAATCCAATGTGGTGAACCGAAGCTGGTGGATCCTTTGGGCAAATTGCATCCAAAATCGGTGTTGTATTGGCCGGATGAAGGACAAGCTCATGTTTACGGAAGTACTCCCCGTAGTTCTTTTAGGAAATGTATGAAGTCACGTGTTGGCCCAACATTCATTGCCAAAGCTGCCCAGCAAGAAGGGTTTGAGCGCAAGCACGGTCAACCCGTAATGAAAGGACCAGAGGTTTGGCATAAAAATGTCGAACCCACTCTGACTCAGAATTATCTCTTTGATAAGGGAGTTTTGGATGAGTGCGTTCAATCTTTTGCCGATGATATCATTGAAAACTTGAATACTGAGCAACTCTCTGAGTTGATCAAGTTGGATGATAAAACTACCATGAATGGTTATCCGGGTGTGAAATTCTTGGACAAAATCAATCGACAAACTAGTATGGGTTACCCATATCGCAAATCCAAAGCACAATTTATTGTTCCTTGTGAGGAAGTGGATGAATGGGCGGATGCTGTACAGTATGTTGAGGAAGTTCAAGAAGAGATTCGTTTAATCCGTGATGTTTATTCTCGCGGTGAGCGGTATATGCCTGTTTTCGTTATGAGTTTGAAAGATGAACCTGTATCTCAAGAAAAGATCAGGATCAAGAAAACTCGTGGCTTCATGGGTGGTCCAGCTGCGTGGCAATTTGTTATGCGACAACAGTTACTGTCTTTTGTGCGCGTATTTCAATTGAATCACACAATCTTTGAAGGAGCCCCTGGCTTGAATTGCAACAGTTGTGAATGGGAACACCTTTACAATCACATCACAAAATTTGGTGAAGATCGTATTGTGGCTGGTGACTATGCGAAGTTTGATAAGCGTATGTCGCCTTTGTTCATTCTGGCCGCTTTTGATGTGATCATTCGCGTTTTGCGTGCTGCTGGAAGATCTGAAGAGGATCTACTTGCTATCTTGTGTATTGCACACGATGTAGCTTATCCCCTTACAGATGTACAGGGTGACTTTGTGGAATTCTTCGGATCCAATCCGTCGGGCCATGCATTGACAGTCATTGTGAATTGTATTGTCAACTCACTGTATTTGAGGTATATCTATATGGAGCTGAATCCATTACATGATGTCTCATCCTTCAAAGAGCATGTGGCTCTAATGACTTATGGCGATGATAATATCTTTGGTGTGTCTGAATGCACTCCTTGGTTTAATCATACTACGATTTCTCGTCAATTGGCCAAGTATGACGTTGTCTACACAATGGCTGATAAGGAATCTGAATCCGTACCGTACATTCATATTTCCGAGGCATCTTTTTTGAAGCGTCGATTCGTTCCCACTGAGGGACGCATTGCTTGTCCGTTGGAGTGGGACTCCATCGAGAAAATGCTCACTTCATGTGTTGCAAGTCGATCAGTCTGCTCTGAAGAGCAGGCCATGCAATCAATCCGTTCAGCTATTGGTGAATTTTTCCAATACGGTATTGATGTGTTCGATGATAATGTCATCAAAATGAAGCGTATTGTTGCGAGAAGCGGGCTTGAGAATTTTGTTCAAAAAAGTACCTTTCCAACATACGAGGAGTTGCTCGGGGCGCATGCTGATGCGGGCTCGAGGTGTAGGGTGTGCGCTAACACCCGGGGGTAATCCCAAAACATTTGCGTCTTTTATGTGTGATCTTGCATGATCTTACTTTGCGTTTATATATTTCTTGTATTGCTGCATAATTGTATTCCCACGCGGGCGATCCCCGAAGTCCCTATTTAGGGATAGTGTAGTTGGACACTAGTGACGTAAAAACTGGTGGGTGAACTGTCTCATTCCCCACCTTTTAAAATGAGATTCTATTTCAAAAAATATTTGTACTGAGAGCAATTGGTGTATTTCAGCCAGTGCTCCTTTTAGGAATTGGAATACTATACTGCAAAGTGGTGCAGTGGAAGGTACCCCC